AGTGCCACCCGCGCACGCGACCTGCTAGGGCCACGCGGTGTGAAAAGTGGCACCCCCTATGCGGGTCAGTTGTCGACGAGCAGCAGCCCGAAACGCCCGGAGACGTCCAAATTGTTCGATGTGCCATCCGCGGCGCGCAGTTTGAGGTCGGTCTTCTCCGGGAAGCTCGTGTAGGGCTCGCGTTGCTCCTGGACTGAGCTTGAGCCGGTCACGGACACGCCGCCAACCCATTGGATGCGCCAACCAGCGGTTGCCGTGTCCGCGTCTCGCCGCGCGTGCAGGCTGATGACAATGTTCGCGCTCGCCCCACCGCTGGGCTTGTTGAGCACGCCGTTAACGTGCGTGAGATGCGCGGTCTTTCCCGCGGGCACTGTGTAGATGGCCATCAGCGTCTGGCCGACTTCGGCGGTTATCTGTGCCGTGACCGTCGCGTCCGTGTCCGCGGTCGCTGTGATGTCGCCCGCGTTTGTCTCGCCGCTGCCAAACGTCGCCCCGTACATGCGGAAGATGCGCACGTACGTGTTGACTGTGCTCACGTCGCTCGTGCCGTTGAGCGTGATCGTTTCGGACTGTGGCTCCCACGACGAGTCCAGACCCTCGATCGTGACCGTGCGCATCCCGGTGCCCGCAGACGTGTCGGCTGCGTCCGTGCTCGCGATGTCGTGGAGCCGGGCCGCGGTAGGCGCGACCCACGTCCCACCAGCGTCCCATATGTCCTCGGACGCTGCTGAGTCGACGTCCTCATTACGCCCGAACTTGTCGACCATCGCAAGCCCGTTGTCGCTGCCATTGGGGTGCGTGAGTCGCCCGTTGCTTGTCCAAATTGCCATCGTGAGCCTTCAATCAGCGTACGGCGTACGGGGTCACGACTCCCGCCCGCGGGTTGAGTCTACAGCAGTGCTTTTGCCTTCGATGCAGCCGCGACTATCGCGCCGCCCACTCCGCCCATCAGGATGGTCGTGGGCATCTTCTGCTTCCCGCGGACATGGCTGATGGCAGGACCCGCGAGGACCGCGGCGAACACGATCATCAGATTCTGCTCGCTCAGGTGCTCGTGGGCTCGCAGCCATATCGCGCCGGCTGCGGCGATGGCCTCAGCGAGCTGCGCAAGGACGACTGCCATCGCGTTGCCCTTCGCGGTGATTTCTTTCGCCGCCGGGGGCGTGCTGGTTTCACGGGGTGTCGTCATCGTCGGCCTCACAAAAGTCGATCTGTTCTAGCAGCGCATCCGCAATGATTCGATGCCCCGCGGCGTTCAAGTGGACGGCATCCGGGACCATGTGCTCCCGAGCGAACTGCCCGCGGACGTCCACAACCGAGACACCCACCACATCGTGGAGCGCGTCCCCCATCGACGACAGCAGCACGTTACGCCCGTCCACCCACTCGTCGGTCCAGTAGCTCGTCTCTGGGGTGCGGCCGTAGCCGATGGGCGGCGGGGTCACCGCGTACACGTCGCCCTGGAGCGCGTCCGCGAGCGCCTGATACTCGGCGCGGAAGTCGGCGTCGTCGTCGCGGTAGTTGTTGGTCCCAATTAGCAACACCACCACATCGGGCTCGTAATCTGCCATCAGCCCGGCTGCTACATCGGCCACTTGTCCAATCGTCCACCCGCCGTGACCCTCGTGCGCAGCGGACGACCCGCTGCAATTGGTGGTCAGCGACCCTACGGGCGTGAACTCCGGGATAGTCTCCTGCAGCATCAATCGATACGCGCTATCGGAGCCGCCATCGTGGCAACCCGCGGTGATGGAGCCGCCGAGAAACATCACACGCACATCCCGTGGTGTGCACGGTTCCGCCTGCGCTTGCGGACAGGCGGCCAGGATCAACGACACTAACCACGCCCGGACCATTTTATACCCCGTACTTCGCAATGAGAAAATCTTCTACACCGGACACCTGCGCGGCAGTCGGATTGACCATCACAACAGCCTCCGCGATCGTGACGTCGCCGGGCGATGACCCCGCAACCGATCTACCAAGATCGATGTCCGTGCACGCCGCTGCGATGCCGTTGAACGTGCCCGCGTCCAGAGTGGCCGCCCCGTCGAGAGACGATGTAACGCCCGCTGCATTGGTGGTGCCGCGTACGACGTGGTAAGCGGCTGTGTCCGAAAATGCTGTATCGATGGTCTCAAGCGATGCAGCTGTTCCGAATCGGACCCGCAGACCCTGGGACACCCCAAAAAAAATGTTGATCCCGTCGTTGAACCCGGACACGCCCGCTTGAAAAGCCACCTCCGTACCGGCGATGGCCGAGTTGCGCTTGAACACGCACATCGTGGTCATGTCATCGTTGATGGCGTTCATCGCTACGCCCGATGCAGTAAGCCCGCGTGCGGCAGCTTTTGAAAACTCAAGCGCCGGAAAGCCAAGCACGTCCCCGCTGTGTGGCTGCTGCGACTGCGTGAGGTTCGTTGCGTCATATAGTCCGCTGCTGTGCAGATCGTTCGCCGTTTCCGCGTCCGGCGCACCTCCCGCGCCCTCCTCGAATGCATCCCCGCGGTAATGCGCCCGCAACGATGCGCCTGCGAGCGCTGCGATGGTGTTCGCCCCACCCGCAAGACTCCCGCCCCCGCGACCGGCGAGGCTACCCGCTAGGCTGCCTGCAATCGGTGGCACGTTACTCGCCCCGCTTCCCGGTCGCCGCGGACATCACGCCCGTGGACGACCCGCTCGAATGCACCCAGTCGACCTTCATGTCCCCCCACGCGTCGAGGATGTTGATCATCAGCTTCCCAGCCGCGCCCGTCGTGAGCACCGTCCCATCGGACTCCAGCGTGCACGCGGTCAAGTGCGGGAGCATGTCGCTCGTAAGCGTCTGCACCTCGAAGTCCTCGCCGTTCTCGGACCCGAGCACGCGGAAGTTTCCCACAGGCGTCCCGGTTGCGGGCCAGGAGATCTGCGCCCGAAAGTTCCGCGTCTGCACGCAGTCAACGGGCTCGCTCTCCGCGTCGTCATCCATGTCCACGCCGTCGAGTCCTACCAGGACCTTCTTTTTCATTGCTGTGATCGTCATTGGCTAATCCTTTGTGTCTCGGTCATGTGATCGCCCGACGTGTCCGGCGGTTTCCTCGCGGAAGGCGCTACGAAACCGCCCCCTTGCTCTGCTTCCTGCTGTTCAGCCTCGGCATTCTGCTGCATTGATAGCAAGAATCCCGGCTCCATGCTGAAATGATACGGCTCGTCAAACAGAATCGACAGCTGAGTCAGCTTCTTTCGCGACATTCGTTCCGATTCGTCCGCGACCTGCTCGTTCACCCGGCTCTTCAGCTCGGCATACATCCGCGGGTGGACCACCCGGAGCGCTTCCGCACCCTCACGCCGCAGCGTGCCCGCTTCGAGCGCTGCGACCACGCTCATCGGGTCCTCGACCGCTTCCACGTAGCGCAACCACCTGGACATCTCGCTATTGGAGACGCGCTGCGGGCCCTTGATGTGCGGCTGCCGCTCGCTATCGCGGATCATCGGCGCGGGCATCTTGCTCTTCAGGAATGCATTCCCACGGACGACCGTGCCGACCACCGCGGACGCGACCTTGTGGTCCCCCACACGCGCCGCGACCTGCTCGCCGATGACCATTGGGGCTGCTGCCTGTCGCGTCACGCGCTCGGCCGCGTCGTCGAAGCGCTCGGCCCGCGGTGCCTTCGCAGCGCCCGCGCGCGCCACGGTCTTCGCCGTGCGCCCCGCTTTGGTCGCAGCTGCCTTCGTGCTGCTGACCGCTGCCTTGACTGCTTTGTCGATCTTGCTGCTGACCGTCGCGGCCTGCGCTTCCATGCCGGCGAGCATCCGCGCCTTTTCCGCGAGGGTCGAGACGGTCCGCGTGACGGTCTCCGCGAGGGGGACGCCTTGCCACTTCTTGAGCCAATCCGCGTGCTCGCGGGCTGACTGCGACGTCGCTTTAGCGTTGTCGAATCGCCCCACAAGCTCGTCGTTCAGCTCACGGAACCGGGCGACCTGCGCGACCGTCTCATTATCTATGGTCAGCGACCTGCTATTAGCTAGCTGCTCAAGGAGCGCGGTTTCGGCCTCCGCACCCTCGCGCATCATGCGCTCTTTACCCGCCATCTTGGCACGCCCGGCGCCGCGGATAAGCGTGTCTATCTTCCCTTCGTCCCCGAGGTCACTTTGCGTCCAACCAGCAGTGTCCCCAGTCTGGACACGCTTGCCGCCGTGCCCCTCGCCCTTCATCAGCAGCGTTTCATTGAACCCCGCGTCTGAGTCGAAGTATTTCGTCCACACCGCATTGTCCGCGCTCTGAATATCGGCCGCACGCGCCCCAAACGCACTCGGGTTCTCAAGGGCCATCGCGATGTCATCGTAGTTCCGCCGCATGATGCCGCCGGCCGTGAACACCACGTCACCCGTGCCCGCAGTGCCTCGGCCGCCCAAAGACTTGGAGATGCGGCCGACCGCTCGCTTCGTCTGGTCGAGATGCTGCATCAACTCGCCGCGCACCTCCTCGCCGTTGCGAGCCCGATCGCGCAGGTCGCGGATGATCTTCGCCTTCTCGTCGAGGAACTCCGACTTGAGCCGCCGTGCCGCATTAGCTTCCCGGTTCTCGAACGCCTGCCCCTGGAACACTTCGTCCGGCTGCGGGGTGTCGTCGATCTTCCGCTGCAGCTTGTCGATCCTCGCCTGGTTTCGGCTCCGGGCAGCCGCGCTCTTTTTGCTAGTGCCCTTGATCGCCGCGCCATCGGCCCGCAGCTCCTTGATCTTCTTCTGCAACTTCTCGATGCCCTCGCGGGTCTTGCGTTTGCCGGCGATTTCGTCGACCTCGCGCATCACGCCGCTGATCATGTCGTCGGCCTGCTCCGCGACTTCGACCGACGTCCGTTGCATCGCACCCGAAGCCACATCCTCCTTGATTGCAGTGGCCTGGGCTTTGTACTTGTCGCCCATGTTCAGCTTATTGTGGAGCGCATCCGACAACTCCGCGCGCTCCTTGAGATTCGCAGATATCCCGTGAATGTGCTCCTCAAGGATCTCATCCTCGGCCTCCGCGGCCTTCGATCGGCGATTGAACTGCTGAAGCATGTCCTCAGTGCCGCCCTCGACCGCCTCCGCAGCGTCCGGGACAGTCTTGCGAGCCGCCTGTGGGCTCAAGCCAGCCTCCGCAGCCTCCCCGATGGTCATCCCGGGCTTACTGCCGCCCAGCGCGCCCTCGGCCGCATCACCCACAGCCGCAGCCGGGGTGCCTTCGAGCGCGTCCCCGGTCGCCCGAGCAGCCGCACCACCCTCGACCGCATCGCCCACAGCCGCAGCCGGCTTCCCGCCCAACGCGCCCTCGGGCAGAACAGCCCGCGCACGGGCCGCAGCGCCCCCCACAGCCGCTTTGGCGCCCCCGAGCGCCTTGCCTACCCCTGCGACTCCCAAGCCCAGAGCGCCGCCAGCAGCGCCGCCTAGCAGGGCGCCGTGGCCCATCCCGGCCGCGACCATCTCGCCGGTTAGCTCCGTGTCCGTGAGCGCAGCCTCGGATACCGCCTGTCCCGCGCCCACCACGGCGCCTTCGAATGCTCCCGCGGCAGCGGTGCCCGCGGTGCGTGCTGCGACCGAGCGCCCTAACGCGCTGGCCGCCACCCGTTCCACGGCGCCGCCCACAGCAGCCACGGCCCGGGGGGCGGCCCCCGCAGCCCTGACCCCGGTGGCCACGGCTCCTGTCCCACCTGTCGCAAGCAACGGCAGGATAGCTCCACCCAACTCGGTCCCGAGTGCCAGCTCAGGATTCGCAGCCTTGCGCGCTGCCACATCCTCCGGGCTCGATATGCCCGTGAGCAGCGGCTCGCCGAATCCGAGCGTAGCCCCGCGCACGAGGCCCTCCGCGCCCGTCTTGACCTGCTCGGGGGCGGTCTGCCGGAACTGGCGCTCCTTCTCGGCTGCTACATCCTCCTCGGACGCAATCGTATAGCCCGCGTCGAGCGCGGCCTTCGCCTTGCTGATGGGCACGTTCGCAAACGAGCCGTCCGGCCCGCGTAGGTTGACGCGCTCCTCTGTGGACGGGTCAGCCATCTAGCGGACTCCCGACTCCAAGCCTTCGACCCGGGTCTGCGTGGATTTGAGGCCTTCGAGGTTGAGCCCGTATGCGCGCAGCCGGTTGTTGGCTTGGCGCTCTACGTTGTCCATGGCGCCCTCTAGCTTGTTGAGGGTCGGATCGACGCCTGCCACGCGCTGCACATCGGATAGGCGCGGTTTCAAGTCCTCCTCCCACAGATCCTTCATTTGTTCGGCGTCCGCCGCTGTGATGGTCCCCTGGTCCATCATCTGGGACAAGCTCACCTTTGCCGATTGGGCAAGGTTCGTGTAGCGCGACTGCGCGGATGTGTCGCCGCTCTCCGTGCCGAACTCGCGCCGGATCTTCGCCATCTCGTCGAGTGAGTTGAACAGCGCGTTAGCAGACCCGCTGACCTTCCGCGCCTCCGACCGGTCCGTGGTGCTCAACCCCGCGTACGCTTGATGATCGTCAATCCGCGTCCCCGGGATGGTCTTGAGCGGCTTCCCGTCCGGCCCGAGCCCTGCCCCCGTCGCGTAGTCGCCCGTGGGCGCCCGCCCCGGGACCTTCACCATCTTCTGCGCCGCGGTCGTCTGCGTGTGGTCCGCAAACTTCGCGTCGTTGGCCAGGCTCGCTTGCTCGAGCTCGGCGTATGCCTCGCCCATATCGAGCGCGGCTTGCGAGTCGCCGAGCCCCTCCATCTGCGATTGCATCTTGAGCTTGACCGAGTCGAGCATCATGCCGTGGGCGATCATCCGCTGCGCCACCGCGTCATCCGTCCGCGTGCGCGCGATGTCGTAGAACGTCACCTCGCCCGCCGCGTCCTCGCGCAGCCCGTCGATCTTGTCCTGATGCGCCTTGTCCTCGCGAGCGATCAACCCGTCGATGTGCTCAAGAAATTGGTTCTTGCCACCCTGCAGCCCCTGCAGCGCCCCACCGAAGATACTCCCGAGCAGCGCGGTAATCTTGAACCCGGCGTTCTTCTCGCCCCAGAAGTCGTGCCCCTGCTGCTGCAACTCTTTTGCCTGCCCGCGCAACTCCTGCGCCTGCGCCATGTGGCCCGCTGCTTCCTCCGCGCCTTGAGCCCGGATGCCCGCGACCTCCGCAGCAGCCCGGTCGGTCGCGATCTGCTCATTCACGAGCGCATCCTTGCGAATATCCGCCTGCTCGATCTGCAGCATGGCCGCGTCCTGCGCCAGCCGCTGCTGGTCCTCCAAGATCTCCGCGCCCCGCTCCCGCATCTCATCCGCGCCCTCGATGCCCTTCGTGGTCGTCGTCGTGTTCGTCACCCGGCGCAAGCTAGGAGCAGTGCCTGGCCGTCCCACGGGCGCCTGTGGGGCCGCTGCGCCTATCCGTGCCATTAGGTCCGGACGTGCCGCGATGGCCTGAGCGTCCGCTTGTGGGCTGCCCGCGGGGGCAGGGACGACAGGCGGGAGCGCGCCGAGCGGATTGGCGAGTGTCATCGCGTCCGACTGCGGCACAGGAGCCGCCGGGGTGACCGTGTGCGACCGTTGCGGCGCCGCTGCCCGCTGTGCGTCCAGCGCCTGCCGCTGCGCGACGAACGCCTGCGCGTGCTCCAAATCTGTCATTTCGTCGCCCATGGCTTACTTCCCCTTGCCGATCGACGCGCCGCCCATTAGGCCACCGGTCGCGGCGCCTAGAGCCATCGCGAGGTATGCCTGCCGGGCTTCCTGCTGACTCTTGTATTTCTCGAACGCCAAATCAGCCGTGGCCGTCTGGCCCTGCAACTCCAGCCCCTGCTGACCGAGCAGCAGGTTATCCGCCTGCCCCGCGCCCTGCAGCGCTAGCCCGCCCATCCCGAGCGCTCGCGAGTCATCCATGCCCGTCTGCGCAAGGGCTGCCTGCTGGTCCGACATTCCGAGCTGCAACGCCTGCGCCCCGAGCGCCTGGTCCTGGCCTTGGATGCCCGACAACTGTTGCCCGAGCATCCCGCGTGCCGCCGCCATCTCCTGCGCCCGGAGCGCTGCGCCCTGCTGCGCACCCGCCGCGGCCATCTGAGCGGTCTGGTCCTGAGCGCTCCGCAGCGCCCCGAGTGTCGCACCCGACCCGCCGCGCGCGCTGTTGGCAAGCGCGAGCTGCTGCCGCATGCCCTGCTCAATGCCCTGCTGCTGTTGAATCTGCGCAGCCGATGGCGCCTGCCCGAGCGCCGCCTGCCGCGTGAGGTCGACCGCTTCCATCTGCTGGTCGCGCGTCCGGCCCGCCTGCCGGTTGGCAATCTCCATCCCAGCGGTGTCCACGCGCGGAGCCATCCGCGGGCCCTCCTGCCCGAAGCGCGTGGCAGCGATGCTCGTAGTCCCGCCGCCCGCTGCGTGGGTCTGTTCCACAGGGTCGATGTAATCTCGTGGGTTGTATTTCGGCATGCTCTAGCTCCCTGCTGCGACGTCGCCCGGGGCAACCCGGGGCTTGATGGCGGGGTACACCCCGAAGTGAATCTCGATGTCAGACAGCTCCGGGCCCTCGCCCGTGGACGACCCGCCGCCCGCCGACGCGTCGAAGATGTCCAGCTTGAAAGCCTCGATCAACTGCCTGCCGGGCCATACCCTCAAGCGGTCGTCCCCAGGCGCGCGCGCTGCCACGTCAAGGTTTGTCGCAGTGCCTGTGAGGTCGTAGTCGTAGTAGATATCCACGTTCAGGTCATGGCCATCAACCGACTCGGACAGGCAATAGATGTTCCACAGCCGGAACTGCCCTTGCACACGTGACGCCTCTTCGAGCACGATCCACCCCGTGCGAATGCGCATCACAACATAGGTGCTCGTCGCATCGTAGCCGTTGGTGGTCTTCTCGCCCGCGCCATCGATCAGGAACTCATTGCCGTCCGCGAGCGCGTAGCGGTTGGATGCCGTGTAGCCAGTCGCCAGTCCGTGAGACCAGTCGCCCGAGTCATAGTGCCACGTGTGCCAAGACGCATCGACCGTATCCGAGATGGCCTCCGCGTCGTAGTAGACCACCCGCGCCTCGTGGCGGTCAGGCAGATGGGCCATCCCTACGATCGTCTCCGTGGGCGCCCCGTCGAGGTCGCGACCGACGTACTGCGGCTGTGCTCCACCGTACGGGACCACATGGAACCCCTTGTCCCCGTCGCAGAAGAGCGCGCCCATCGGGAGCTTCAAGACCGCCTTCTGGCCGATGGCTCCCACGTCCGCGTCCGGCAGGAATTGCACGTTCGAGAATGGCTGCCCGAGCCCTTGGTTGTTCGGCCCGTCGCCGTAGATGTAGCCCATGCGATTCTTGGACAGGACCATCAGCGCGGAGTCGGTGCTGACCAGCGCGGTCGGCTTGTCGCTCGGGTCGTCCACTTTGACCACAAGCTGCGGGTTCCAGAAGATGCCCTGACCCTCTACGAACTCGAAGCTAAACCAGATGTCCCCGCTCTCCGAGTGCACTGCGGCGAATCGGTTCTTGTGCTTCACAATCGTAGAGCATGGCGGCGGCGGATAGTGCTCAAGCTCGCCCGTGTCCGTGTATAGGACCTCACGCGTCGTCAGGTCCGCGGTAAATGCCGAGGATGTCTCCGTGACAGTGATCGTCGCGCTGTCGTGGAAGTCTGCGACATCGTTCCCGCTGTACTCGGAGCCCCGGTACTTCACGCCCGTGCCTAGCGTGTCGGTCAGGTAGATAGCCATCGTGACCGTCGGCCCGAGTTCCTCGGTCTGCTTCGGAACGACAGGCGTGTTTACAACGAACTCGATCGAGCTGTCCGTCCCCGACGTCGTGACCGTCTCCGTCGTGGATGGGCGCGACTGCCATATCCGCCCGTGTTGGTCGAGCAGCTCCCACACGATGGCGACGTTGTAGGTGCCATCCGGGATGTTGCCGCCGTTTACCGCGGTCACTGATTCCACGTCGGGCGATGCAAGGAAGCCCGCAACCATCACGGGGTTGCCCACGATAGCCGCGGGAATGCCCCCGGCGACCATCATCGCGCTATGCCCGTGCGCGTGGTTGTAAGCAGTCGCCGCCGACAAGTCGAACGACAGCACCCCGAGGCTGTGGTTGCTATCCAGCCCCGTGCCTTGCGAGCGCAGTTCCGTCGCCACCGACGCCGCCCAGAAGAATCGCGTGCCCGTGTCTGTCGTGATCGCTGCGACGGCCGAAATAGTGTTGGCACCAGTGGTGGCGGGCTGAGCCGCAGTCCCATATAGGTACTGCGCAATCGGGACCGGGTAGTTGTCCGCATCCAACGGGACAGCCATCACGGTCACGGAGTAAGACTCAAACGTCGATGACTGGAATAGTCCCACGAAAACAACGTTGTTGCCGTGTAGCGAGTGCTCGACCACCTCGTGGGCTAGCGATACCCCATACATGTACTTTGCCGTGCCCGGCGTGGAACTCACACCGGTAGGCACGTCCTGTTGGACCACGCCGCCTGCGCCGTTGTGATACACCGCAACCCGCGACGTGCCCGACAGGTGCACCGCGGTCATGCGCCCCGCGCCGGACACAGTTGTCATAGTGGTTGTGACGCCGTTGGTGTAATCGAGGTCCATCGCGACGCTAACCGCTGCGCCGCCGATAACCGCGGGCATGATGACCCGGGAATTTGCCTCGTCCAGCGCAATGGTCACCGCAGTAGGCGAGGCCCCGTTCACATTCGAATTGCCCGTGGTCGTGATCGTGATGCTCGACCCCGTGCCCGTGATATCGAACGACTCAAACGCACGGTTTGAGCCGTCATCGTACACGAGGTAAAGCACGTCCCCGGTCGAGTCTACGATCGCGTCGTAGATGTCAGATGCAGTGGATGCGAGCGTCGTGGCGGACCCTTGAAAGGCGCCGTCAACGTACAGTTGCGCCTGGATTTTGTTGCCATCGTCGTTCCACCAGAGCACTAGAAACCCGTGGTCTGCCACCGCGCGAACCCGGACGTTGGTCTGGTCAGGGCTGCTTGTGATCGGCCGGTCGTCCGGGTAGCCAGGCGTATCCAATGCGAACGTGTCGGGGTCGACCTCCATCGCCACCGATGCGCCGTTGAACGCGCCGGTCGGGTCGGGCTCGTGAGTTACTACCCCGAGCTTGCCATCGAACGCAGCGCAGGAGCCGTATCTGTATTCCCTCGACTTCCGCGACACCACGATCCCCGCCGACGTGACGGGCGAGATCAAGCTCGGGGCATCGTACGTCGAGCCCTGAGCGCGTATCACCTCGCCGCACGTGCTGTCCGCGTTCACCAGTAGCCGCTGATTGCCCCCGACCAACGTGGCCACGTCCCCCGCGCTGCCATCCGCTGCAGTCTTGAGCGCTCGCCGCTTGCGGATCTTCCCATTCGACCGCAGCTCCACATTCTGCAGCAACTCGCACTTCGGCGCCGGAACGTGCTTCGAGTCGCTCTTGCGGTCGATGCCGGCTCCGAGGGGGAAGCGCATGGTGTTGCGTGCGACCATGCTACTCCCTCCACACCCGGATAGTCAGCGACGGCGCAGTGCCTACGCTCACGCAGTAGATACCGACCGACATGTCCGTGGGCTCAACTGTGCTCTGCTCATAGATTGCGCCCGTCACATCCACGGAGCGGATCACGGTCCACCGCGTAGGCACCGCGCCCAGCTTGTGGTCGACCTCATTGGCCCCGGCTGCCGGCGTGAACGTGATGTCCTCGTATCCCACGAGCGGCTGGAGCGCGCGGAAGTTGTCCCACACCGCATCCCACGCGCGCTCCATCCACGCGGGCATGGTGCCCCGCGGGCGTTCGCGCTGCAGTCGGATTACGTCGGTCATAGGCCCCAGAACCTCGAACCCGCGCGTCGATACTGGTCCTCCTGGAAGAACCGGCGCCGGATGTGCTTCGGGTCGTCCGTGCGCGTCTGCGCGGCTGCCTCGATCTCCTCTTGGATGCTCTGCTGCTCGACCATGAGCGCTTGCCACTCCTCGGCCGGCAGCGCCTGTCGCTTCATCGCCTTGATGGCGCAGTCGAGGACCACCCACTCGTCCCACCCCATGTGCGAGTGCATCCGGTGGTCATCCGCATCGGACATCACGTTGAGCGCTGCAGGCTCCGAGCTGAAGTCGTGAAACACGAAGTAGGGCACATAGTGGATCGTGACCGTGTGCGCGTCGAGCGGGGTCCGCGACCACACAAACCGCTGGTCCATATGCTCCCGGAAATGCCACCGCGGCGGGTAGGCGAGTGTCCACGCGAAGTTGTTGCTCGGGTCCTCGAGGTCGACACCCTCCGCGTTCGAGCGCTTCATGTCGATCCGCGTCCCGTCGAGGGTCACGCGCAGGTAAAGCACCCGGTAGATATCGTTGCCGTGAGGAGCGTCCGCGTCTCCGCTGATCTCCTCGTAGTCCTGATTCGCAGTCGTCGTGATCGTCTGCGTCTTCTCGAAATGCCCCTCCCCGTGAGCCTCGATGAGCATGTTCATCAGCCGCCGGGCGGACTGGTTGATCCACCGGTCCATCTCGGCCTGCGTGATGAACGTGGTCGCGCTCAATACCGGCAGGTCCGCCCTGCCAGCAATCGAGGTCCGCAGCTCTCCGAGGGTCGTCGTCTGCATCAGCTGTCCTTGTGACCGTCGTCGTAGAAGCGCTCAAGCCGCCGCAGCGTCCGCCGCGTCTTCAGGATGGCTTTGCTATCGCCCGAGCGCATCGCGGCCTGGTAGCCCGCCGCAGCTTCGTGCAGCGCCTCGCCGTAGTCGTCGCCATCGGACGCATCGCTGCCGGTCGCGGGCTTGTCGCCCTTGCTGCTCTTGCCTAGCATTATCTCGATTCCGGCCATTGGTGCGTTCCGTTCGGGTAGCGGTCGCCCGAGGCCAGCTAGTGCCAGCCCCGGGCTCCCTGGAGGGTCTACAGCGTCGACTGCCCGTTGCTTCCGGGCTCGTTGCACCAGAAGTTGCCGCGGCACTTCACGCGCAGGTCGTAGCCGTCGGCGGCGGCCTGTCGCAGGATGGGGTTGCCGTCTTCGTCGAGGACGCGAATCATCTCGCCCACGGTCTCGAAGCACCAGCTATTGGTATTGATCGCCCACATCAGGCCAGCCTGACAGGACGGGTCGCTGACGATCTTCATGGCGCCAGCGGGGGTGTTGAGCTCGATCGCGTCGTAGCCGATGCCAGCCGCGGCGCCCTTGCCCTCGACCTCGACGATCCGCTTGCGGCTTTCGAGCGCGATGTCGAGCGCTCCATACACGAGCGGGGACACGAAGATCACATCCGGACCGGTCGAGACCTTGTTGCGGCGGATGCGGGTGGTCAACTCGACCAGCGCCTCGGCCGTGCTGTCCGAGGTACCGACGTAGCGCACACCGGCAAGGCGAACAACATCGGAGGTTCGGTCCACACCGTAGAACGCCGTTGCGCTCGGTGCGGTCGTCGGGATCCAGTCAAGGAAGCCCGACATCTTGTTGCCCTGGTCGCCGTCGACAAACAGGTAGTCGTCCGCGGCGATCGAGGTGATGGTGCCTGAGTAGGTGATGACACCGGTGTCGCGGTTGACGTCCGTGATCGTGCCCTCGCCCGAGCGGTCGGTGCCGGAGCCCGTGCCGTCGTCGGTGGACGCGGTGAGGACCATTCCCACCTCGAAGTGTGCGATCTCCTCGATGTCCGCCAGCGTGATGGGCGAGGACGTTCCCGAGCCCACCTGACCGCGTGCGCCGCCGTGGTTGCGGAACACGTTCTGACCGAGGTCGTCGCGCATGTTCTCGATCGCGCCGTCCATCTCCGCCTTGACGTGCTCGATCAGCATCACGCGGTTGCCCTGCGCGTCGTCGATGACATCGCCGTCGATGCCCGCGATCTGGTAGTTGTTCTTCCAAGTCACGTTGAAGCCGGCGCGTGCCGAGCCGACCGAGTTAGCCAGTGCATCCGCGAAGGTCGCGGACCGACCCTGCGGGCGCGTGTACTTCAGCTGCACGCGTCGGTACAAGCCACCGCCGGTGGTCTTGTTGTTGATGAGACCGAGCGCGGGGTTCGCCCGCATGATGTTCTCGGTCATGTCTGCGGAGGGATACAATTCCTCCAGTACGGGCGCGATGCCCGCGAGTGCTAGATTTGTCATGTCGCCGTCATCCTTCGAGGCTTAGCGCGGGGGCGCCTACTGCCGTGGCATTAGTAGCCCCTCATCGTCGAGCCTCTTGTGGAGCCGCTCCATCCGCTGCTCTTCCGTGAGGCGTTCGCGCTCGCGGGGACCAGGGCTGGACGTGCTCCGTTGGGTGAGAGTCTTGGCATTATTGCCCTGACCCTTGCGACGTGTCGTTGCTTGCCCGTCGGCTGGCGTGTCTGGATTGCTTGATGCGAGTAGCCCATTCAGGAACTCACGGAAGGAGCCGCTCTTGTCAGCTTCGAGCAGCTTCCCCAACTCGGCATGCGTTCGCTTGCGCACGTCGGCCTCGATCTCAAGAGCCGTCTGCTCCTGCCACTCGGGCGATGGATTCTGGTGGTTCTCTTCTACGAACCGGGCCGCTTCGGAAAGAAAGGTCTCCTCCTGGCCTAAGATTGATGAGTAGGCGTAGGCGCCCGTGGGCTCCTCCACGCCCTTCTCTGCGAAGTAATCGCGGATGGTGCTCAGGTTGCCCTCGCGCAGTCGCTCGACCTCCGCGGCCTGCGCCTCCTCCGCGGTCTTCGCGTCCCGCTCGTCGCGCGCTGCCTTGTCCGCGAGCAGCTCCTTGATTTGCTCCTGCTCGGGCGTGAGCGGGGCCTCCTCGCTCTTGAGCAGCTCGCTGGTCAGGTCGCCATAGCCGCGCCCCTTCCGCTTGAGAAACGCGAGCGTGTCGCTCTGCAGCTCGTCCTCGTCCGCTTTGACCCTCGCCCGCAGCTCTTCGAGCTCGGTCTGCGCCGCCTTCGCGACGTTCATGTGCTTCGTCACCTCGACCTGCAGCCCGCGGGACTGTGCGGTGAGGTTCGCGAGCTTGCCCTCATACTGCTCGGCCGCGGACGGCTCCGGGGCCGCTGTGGGGCCCTCGACATCAGGCGGAGCTGTGGCGGATGATTCAGCGGCGGTTAACTCGGTCGTGGCTTCTGCTTCTGGAGGCATGTGGGCTACCTTCTAGGCTTGCGCGATCGACATCTGGTTTGCCGTCGCGGTGTTGATGTCGCCGGGCACGGGTGCACCGGCGGCGGGTTGTGGTTGGGCTGCGGCCATCGCTTGCTCCTGATAGGCGCGCAGGTCATCGATGTACTGGTACACGAGGTCCGTGTGGTCCTCAGGAGCCCCGTCCGTCTCGGCTCGCAGCACGGACGCCTTCGCTAGTTCGATGCTCGGCCCGGGGTCCTGTAGCGCGCTAGGCGGGAAGAACTCCCCGTCTTCGAGCATCACCTCGATGTGATAGAGGACCAGCTCTTGAAGGGCGAGCTCCTTGCTCGTGAAGTCTTGCAAATCCGGGAAGTCGAGCAGCTGCATTCCCTGCTCGCGGGACAGCAGCCCCGACCCGATCCATGCCTCGACCGTCGCGATGCGCCCCGCGGGCGTGGTCGGCAGCGAGGACGCAGGGAACACCTGGATCTCGTAGTCGCTCGGGTCGAGCCGCGCGTCTGACCAATCAAGCGTCTTCAGCGTGACGTTGCGACCGCGGGTGACCTTCGCCTTGATGGGCCGCGGGTCCCCGTCGCAGTTGTCCGCGATCCACCGCTTCTCCTCGACCAGCCGCTCGGCCAGCGTGACCCCGAGCCAGCGCTCGTACGCCTGCGACTTGACGATAAAGCGACTGTTCTCAATGTCATTGTGCTCGCGGAGGGCCGCGCCACTGTTGAGCCCGGCCGGCTTGCGCCCCATCGCGCCAAGCATCGACAGCCCCTCCTGCTCGAAGCCGCGACGAATGGTCGTCTCCACGTGCTCGAGCAGCTGCTGCGGCACCGTGTTGGTTACCTCGATCGTGGGAGCGACCCCGCTGTAGTGCATGATGGCACCCGGGATGTCGTCGAAGTGCTCCGGGTTGACGTTCGACCCCTCCTCGACCCACACGCGCGGCCCGGCGGCTAGCTCAATGCATTCCTCCACCTTCCGCAGCGTCCGGTTGAGCGTGACCTGTAGCCCGGCGAGGTTCTCGACCAGCCCGCGGCCCCAGAACTCCGCGCTCTCCGTGTCGTAGCGAAACAGGCAGTAGGGATTCGGGCGGTCCCACTCCTCATCGAGCAGGGTCGCACCGCGGACGATCACGACGTGCCGCCCCTTCTCCGTGTTGTTCCACGCGCCCGGGTCGGATTCGCGGTGCGCTTCCATCACGAGGATCTGCTCGATCTTCGTGTCGATGGGCAGCCACGGGAACCACGTGCGCCCGTCCTCGATCGGGGCAGCCTCGATGGCCGCGCGCCGCTCCGGGGTGTCGCCCCACCGTCCGAGCGCTTCGTAGCGGCTCACGAGGGCCACCTCGTATATGCCTTTGGGGTTGCCGTACTTGGCTTCCATCGGGTCGACCAGGAGCGCGCCCGGCTGCAGCAGCTCGATCTTGGGCCGGCTGCCGTCGTTGTAGATCTTGAACCCGGTCGTCCCGGTCTTGCACGCATCGAGGAAGCCCCTCGCGGCCATCTCATAGACGTTGTTGGCTTCGTATTCGGCCTCGACCATCAGCTCGGAAGCCTGCGCGCGCCGCTTCATGCCCCAGTCACCGCGTTGGGTCAGGAACTTGGGCTTGGGTCGCATGCCAGCGATCGACGCCTGCGCCGCGTCCGAGACCGCCTTGCACAAATTGAATTTCAAATGCTGGCCTTCCCAGGTCCCCGCTATTTTATATTTCGCCCGCTTGTCGCCATACAGGCCCATGTACCAGAGGTTGTCGACCCGTCGCCGCTTCTCGTAGTACGTCTCGATGTGGCTCACGAGCTGATACAGCTCATCGTGCGCCTCGCCCTCCGCGCAGTCCCACCAGTCCTGCGACTTGCCGCCGTCGACCGCTGCGGTCTTCGGGCGCTTGTCGCGGGACATCGCGTTGACTAGCTTCTTTTTGCCCTTGATCGCCATCATGCGCTCCCGAATGCGTCACGCATCTTGCGGTGCTCGGCGAGGTCAGCCGCCATCCGCTGCTGGTCCTCAAGGTCCCCGACCTCCGCAAGGGCAGCGCGCTCGGCTTCCTCGCGGCGGACGCGGTGCTCGTTGGCCTGATGGCTCGCGACGGTGGAAGCGGCGAACTCAACCGACCCGGCGGACACGTCGAAGCGAGTCGCGCCGATGGCGAGCATCTGCTTAGCGAGCGCGACTAGGTCATCGGGAGCTAGCGGTCCCACCAGTCGTTGGCTTGCTTGCCCGCTCTCCGTGTCTCCAGCCATCCAGCCTCGTTGCGCCGCTCACGTGGCGCGTCTCGGGTGTCGTCGACCGCATCGCGGCTCAGATCACGCGGAGGCTTTTTGGCTGGGGCCTCATTTCGATACGCTGTAGCAGCCCCATAGGCATACTGCAGCGCGTCACACAAATGGTCCTCGAATCGCTCATCGATCGCCCGGCGTAGCTCATGCCGGACTTGACCACCCGCAGTCACCGCGACCTTTTCCATGCTCCACTGCAGGATCGCAGCTTCGTCGATCAGGTCTCGGTTGCTGGTGAGTATCACACGGAGCGCCGAAGTGCGCAATGCGGCGTTGACAAACTCGATTTGGGCCAACTTCGCAGCCTTGTCCGCGGCCACGATCGGGATCTTGAGCCGCCGCCGGGCGAATTCGACATACGGCTTACCGAGGCCCCCACTGTCGCCTACTATGCGCTGAGGTGCGTACTTGCGGTACAGTCGCTGCGTGAGCCAGCCGGCTTCGTCCTGCAGCAACCCGGCGCCCACCGGGCGGTCCGCTTCCACCGCGACACCCTCGATGGCCATATCGGACAGGAACTCGGCGTGCTCCTCGAGGCTCAAGGTCGAGCGCTTGAACGACTCGACCACGTACACGGTCCGGTCGCCCCCCGACCCCTTCCAACTGCGGAAGGCCAGGACGACCCACGCGCAGCTGTCGACATAGCCATAGTCGATGCCGATCACGTGGCTCCACGCCTTGCTCGCGGGGTCGTAGTCGTCGGGCATCGCGTGCTCGCCGTTGCGCGACTGGTCCCACTTGTAGACGAGCGCGTCCGTGTCGCGAGCCCAGATGCCCCTGTATTCCCGCAGATAGGTGGGGTTGTCCGTGTCCCATCCGCGTTTGATGCGCCTGGCCTCCATCCACTCGGCCGCGTGAGGCATGTGCGGATTGTCCGTAGCGTCCCAATGGTGGACCGACCAGCCCGGCTTGGCGCCCGTGCACACGTCGTGGAAGTAGCCCACGCACGCGGCCCCGGGCGTGCCTACCAGGATGATGGAGCCCTTGTAGTCCATCAGGGCCATGTCCAGCACGTCATCGATCAGCAGCTCGAGCAGGGTCGCGCGGAACGACGCGGCCTCATCGATGCCGATCAGCGGGTACGCCTGCCCGCGGAGCTTCTCGATCTCGTCGGTTTTGTTGGCGCCGACCAGGAATATCTCGGCCCCGTTCGGAGCCTCCCACACGAGGGCGCCCTTGCGCGGGATGAGCCCCAGCCCGAGGTCGTCGTTCACTTCTGCAATCTGCCGCCACAGGATGCCCTCAGCGGACTTGCGAGTTAACGCGATGTACGGCACCCGGCAGCCCGGGTATTTCTGCATCACCTTGAGCGCGCGTAGGAGGAACCCGCGCGTCTTACCCGAGCGCCTACCACAGTGGACCGCTATGAACTCCTGGTCCTCGGCAGCGAACGCTTCACGCTGCTTTGGGAACATGAGCTCGTACGGGTCGCGCCTGTCCTGCTCTTTGCGTGCTCGGGCGTTCGCGATGTATTGCGCGGGCCCTTGCATGCTAGGCGTCTAGCAGTTTGAGCGTCTCGGACTGCGGCTCCCACGATGCGGGCATAGCGCCGATCGTGATGGTCCGGGTGTCGCGATCCACGTTCGTGGTGACCAGCCGGTTCTCCCGCGCCTTCCACGCATATATTGCGGCGTCCACCTGGTCGTCTCTGGTCCACTCAAAGCCGTATTCAGCCGGGTCGCCCCCCGGGATGCCTGTGGGGGTCGGGACGGCTGCGGACAGCTCGGCCATATTGAACACAGCTTGCGGCCGCTTCGCGCTGCGCACATTGGCGCCCATGTCGAACACGCGCGCCACCGGGGCAGCCGCGACGAGCCCCACGAGCGCGCCGGCGGAGCGGATGAAGTTGCGGCGGGATACGGTCACTCGTCGATCAGCCCGCCGCTGCTTCCTCGCGGGTGCTGCGCTCGATCGGGGTCTTGCCCCACATGCCGGGAGCCGCGACCGTCATCGGCGGGATGTACTCCGCGTTGATCCACGGGGTCCTGCGCCTGACCGCTCGCCGCCATCTGACCGACCGCTGTCCGCGTGTGCGTGTGATCACTCCACAGCCTTCGCACGGCACACGACGTAGACGTAGCCATCATCGCCCACGGCCTCGGCCGGCAGTGGGAAGCAGACGGCCGTCGACTCGTCTGGCTCCGCGCTGTAGGCGTCCCGCACAGCGTCCGTGAGCGCGTCTGCAGCCACGGGCAGCAGCAGGTCCATCGCGGACTTGGCGACCGGGGGCAGGCTCGAACAGCCCGCGATCAGCACGCATGCGACTACCGCGGACCTCATACCGGAGCCCCCTCGGGCGCATCGGGCGGCAGCGTGTCCGCCGCCTGCGGTCCCATGTTGATCACCGCGGGCGGCTTGCGCTTGCGAGCCTTCTTCTTCGCGGCTTTCTTGGGCTTACTGTGACCTGCGTCACACGTGGGAGCACGGTCGAGCGTGGCTGCGCCTGCAGTCGTCCCGCGCAGGCTGGCGACGAGCGCGGCTAGGCGCTCCTCATCCTCACGCGTGCGGATCATCTGGGCGAGGTAGCCCTGTGCAATTTCGAGGTCTGCTGCGCTAAATGCCATCGGTGCTCTCCGTGGATGATTGGATCCGCGTGGAGGAATCGAACCCCTGCCCCCGTAGGAGCCGACCACCGCCGGTTTCCCGGACGGCTGGCCCCCGGGTCTCCAAGCCCCGGGACACTGCGGCAGGGGTTAGCTTACCCACCCATCGGGCCGTACACAAGGCGAGTCACCCCCTCGTATAGGACCACATGTACGTCCGCACCGGGCGCGGGGGCGAGCAGGACCACCTTCCGCTCCGAGGGCATATCGACCACCCGCGGGCGCTTCGATGCCGACACGTTGGCCAGGACCAGGCGCTTCGTGTCGCGGACACCCGAGCCCGGCAGCGAGAACGCATCCTTGAAATGCACCTCTTTCACTTCTGGACCGTCCTCGGCCCGGAAGCGGTCGAGCACCTTCCCGCGGCTCTCCATCTCCGCCTGTACCTTCTGCAGCGCGGCGAGGCTCTCCTGTGCGGCCCGCAGGCTCTCCGCTTCCTCCGCACGCAGCTTGGCGCGCTCGACCGCGAGCTGCTCGCGCTGGGCTGCCAGGTCGCCCACCGTCGCGGACGGGTCGAGGCTGTCGAGGTCATCGGGGACGGGGGTCGTCGTCGTCTTCTGTCGCTTGCTCATCGTGGGCTCCGATCAATGTGGCTGCAATCTGGTAGGGGTCATGTTTCATCCTGCGCCCGAGCCATAGGCGCTGCCATTCGGTGACAGGCTGCAGGCTGTAGGTCGCATCCTTGGACGTGTGGGCGGCTATTAGGGTATTCGCATTACCCTGTCGACGGAAGTTCTGCCTAATATAGACGTAGTGGAGGCGCTCGGGGCCGCTGGTCGCAATCCATCCGAGATAGAAGTCCGTATTTCCCGGGAAATGCAGCACGCGGACAAGCTCGTGGGATGCGATGTGGTTCGCGACCTTCGGGAAGCTGCGGTGATAGATGTCCTGGTCGATGTTGCGTCCCACCCGCCGGCGCCACGAGTGGACCCACGAGCTACACACGAAATTGTAGGCGGATTCGGGCAGGTCGCGTAGCGCGGTGGTCTCGAGGTCACTCATCGTCTACCCGTGAGCCAGTCAAAGAAATGGAACCACAGGGGCTGGCTCGCCCTGTGCCGGGCTGCGAGTAGCTGCAGCTGCAATACCTCATTCGCGCTCTCCAGCCGTTCGCGGGCGCGTGCGAGCTCCACCAGCCGTTCGCGGGCGCGTGCGAGCTTCACCTGCTCGAGCTTGCGGCGCAGGCCCTGCCGCATCGACTCGGCCGAATGGGACGGGGGCACCCCGAGCGTCATGCATGCCATATGCAGCTCCGCGGGTGTCGCGGTGTCGACCTCGACCGTCCCGCCGGGCGTGCGCACGGACAGCGGCTCGCGGAACTCACTCATCGCCGCTCTCCAACCGCTTGGCGCGCAGCACCTCGAGCACGCGCTCCTGAATCTTCGGGTCATTGGCGAACATCTCGACCACCTCCGCCTCGGTGTTGCCCGCGTAGGCCGCGTCTGTGTGGTCCTCTTCCGCGCCCTGGTCCCCGAACTGCGCCGGGGACATCCGCGACAACAGCCACCGAGCGGTCGCCGGGTCGTCCTTTGCGTGGGTCTCAACCAGCCCGGTGAGCCTGTCCGCCCGCTCCCCCTGCGCCTTGCGGATGGCTGCGGCGAATGCGGCGTAGGGCTCCTGGCCCATGTCGCCCTTGCGAAGCCAGTTGTAGTACGCCCGCTCGCCCACCCCGCAGTACCAGCACATACGATTAATGGGCATTCCCTTGCCCGCCAATCGCACCATGGTCTCCTGAATGCTGTCCGTGAGGGTGAGTTTCATCGTCAGATTGCCCTGTTAACCCGTCGCGCGCGTTGGCGCTGTCGATCGCGGGCCGCGCAGCCGGAAGTGGTCCCCGGGGGAGCATCGCAGCGCGCGCAATGGATGGCGTCAGACTTACCCATGGGACAATCTCCCACTAGATGTATCAGCCCTATTGACGAAACGGTTGCGCTCGGTACCTTGACGAGGCGCAGCCGAGGAAAGGCACGCGAAGCGTACAATCCGCACGCTAGCCCTCCTCTTCTGGGGTTTGGTCGCTGTCCAGCGGGACAATCGCGACTCCGTGCGGGTTATCGCGACTCCCCGCAGCTTCTGGCGGGACATACGGTTTCCCGCATTCGCTGCAGGCCCAGTTGTCCGCTTTGCACGTGTAGTGAGTGCAGCCGCATGGCTCCTGGCCGGGGATGGGCGCGTACTCGCCGCAGGCGCGGGTGTCCGCGGGCAGGGGCGGGTAGTTGCTGACCGTGATTGTCCGCGCCCGTGTGCGGCTGTCGAAGTGCACCGGGTCTGGTTCGCGGGATGCCTGCGGTGGGTAGCGGTAGCACCACCCCCATTCGCCCTCGTAGCCATCACGCGGTGGCCCCGCGGAGTAGTAGCGGCACGACCCGCACGTCTCCGCGGTCACAGCCCCACCAGTTTCGGCTTCGACCGCATCTTGAGCTCGATGGTCCCGCGCTTGCTGTCCTGCGTGATGACCGGCTCCTCTTCCGCGGGGCGGAGTGCCTTCAGCTCCTTGCCCTCGATCTTGATCTCGCGGTCCTCAGTGCGATTTAGGAGGGCCATCACGATCCAGCTCGTGAACGTGCGCTCGCGGTTGAGCGTCCGATTCAGGCTCTTGCATCCGGGGCACTTACTCACGAGCCCGGCCTCCAGTCGTCCGCGTTGTCCGCTTCCATCGCGTCCGGGTCGACCTTCGCGAAGATGTGCGGCTCCGGGACCAGCCGAACATGCTTCCCACGAACCACAGTCTGCGCCGTGTATCTATCCAGCAACACATGGTCGCCCACCGCGTACTTGCACTCGTGATGCTTCCCGTCCGCGAGCACGGCGCCGTCGCCGTCCACCACGATGCGCCCGTACCTCGCCCACTCCTCCGCGGACTTCTCGGTCTGAGCGAGGACAATCCCGCCCTTGCTCGTGACCGTGGTCGGTCGCGCCATCTCGGTCACGAAGTACTGCAGCCCGTTGAGCTGCGTGATCCCCGGTATTTCGCTCGCCGGGCGCTTCTTTTTCGTCATCTTGGCTCCTTGGTCAGTTCGCTTTCTTGCGCTTCTTCTTCCGCCGCTGCCCGAGCAACGCCATCGGCTTGCTTTTGAGCGCCACCGGCTTGCTCAGCATCACCACGGGCCGATACGTCACCGTCGGCCCCTTGATTTCTCGCGTTTTCTTCTCGCCCATGGCTCGCCCTTAGTTCGGATTCCAGCACCTGGATCCGAGCATAGGCCAAAGCGAGCCGCGTGCGTAGGGCGGCCATGTGGGCGACCACCCCGGCCGGGCCCAAGTATTCGGGACACTGCACCTCGCGCGGGGCGGGGCGGCTGGCCCGGGCTGCCTGGATCTGCGCCTCAGTCCGCATCCTGCACCTCCTGCACGGCGTCGACCGCTTCCTGCACGCTGCGGCACACGTACACCCGATGGCCCATCGCGCGCGCCATCGCATGCCATTCGAGTTGCTCCGGACTCGGCTTGCCCTTGTCCACCTTGAGCTCCAGCCACACCACCCGCATGTCCCGGAGCATCACCTCGATATCCGGGGTGCCCGTCTCGCACCCGTTGGGCGACCGGGACCGCCGTTTGCCCGAGTTGCGCCGCATCGGGTGTGCGCCGGGCATCGCTCCCACGCGCTTCATCACCTCGCGGAGTAGGGCGGATTCGCTCATCGCTTCGACCTCCAGAAGCGATTGAGCGTGTCCCCGCAATCGACCGCGGTCCACCCGGCCTCCATCGCGCGCACCATGTCCACGCCGCTAGGTGCCCCCCAATGAAGGGCCTCCGGGCATTTGTCGGCGTAGCGACCCTGCGCCCATGCGTTCGACCGCTCCAGCACCCGGTTCCACCGCGGCAGGTACGCGGCCCAGTCGAGATGGGCGGGCCACCCGGTCGGCGGCGGGATGCGGTACACCAGGCCGGCCCACCCGCGCTCGTTCAGCTCGTCCTGCATAGACGCGGCCGTCGCGGGCATCGTGTAGGGCAGCGCACGGACCCACGTCGTCCGCGGCGAGAATCGCGTCCGGCTCGCGGACATGCCCGCTGCGTACTGCCGGACCATCACCACAAACGGCGTCCCCGGGACCTGCTGCTCCAGCCGCTGCCAGCGACGGCGCAGGATATTCATGATCGCCACATGGTCGTCCACGCTCTTCCACCCGGCCTCCCCGACCAGGCTGCGGGCGAGCCACAGGTGCGTGTTGCGATTCCATTGGCCCGGGACCATCGGCGCGTTGGTAGGCGGGGACGCTGCGGCACGCGTGGCCACGAGCGCGCTGTATATCAACGCGAGCATGATACCGAGCGCGACGAGCGCGCAGGCTTGCTGGTCCGATTTCGTCATGTGTTCGCCGCTCCAATGTGTGGGCAGTCAGAGCGACGGGGGCGAGCGTACATCATTCGGGACCGCGCTGCGACTTGTGGCGACAACAAAACCAGAACGAGCCCGCGGACCGGATGCCTTCGACCGCGGTCGGCAGCACCTCCATCGCCTGCCTGGTCCACTCCTCGCACACGCCGCAATAGGCGTTCCGCCAGCGAAATACCCGCGTGACATCTTCGGGCGGGGCGGGGTCCTCGTGCGGCTCCGGGCTGCGGATGAGTCTCAAGTTCGGCGTGGTCATGTGAATAGCTCCATCTGCCTTGGCTCGCGAGCATGGTGCTCCACTCGAGCCCGCGCAATCGCTGCGTGCCCCGGGTCAAGTTCGATGCCCAGGAATCGCATATCCTCCCGTACGGCCGCGCAGCCTGTGGTCCCGCTACCGCAGAACGGATCGAGTATCAGCCCGCCAGGCGGGGTCACGAGCCGGCATAGCCACTGCATCAGCTCGATCGGTTTGACCGTCGGATGGGTGTTGCGGCGGGGGGCTTCGCCCGTCATGCCAGCGTATGGGGTTTGGTGTCCCGCGCTGCCCGGCTTGCGGCCGGTGATCTCGGTCGGTGCCACGGCCGTAAAGTTTTCAAGCCCGGCCTCGCGTTCGGATCGGGACGCTTTGGCGCAATAGAAGAATCGGGATGCGCCCCCGGAGTCGCCCATGCTGCGGGGTTCGCTCTTGTGTCCGGACAGCCCGCCGTATACAGCCCGCGCGCCCGTCACCGCTGGCACGTTGCCCGCCGGCCTCTCCCCGCTCTGCTTGTCCAGCGCGGCGGCGGCTTCGGGATCTAGCAGGACGTTCGCGGGCCACCGGCCCTTACCGGCTGCCTCGAAGGGTTCGTGGTTGTTGGGGTCCGCGGTCCACGCGTCCTGCGCGTAGGTCGTCGCGGACGGCTTAGCGGGCGGGCGGTTTCGAGTTCCGTCATCCGTCCCAATCCGACACTCGTCCACGTTGATCGCCCCGGTCCCATGCTCCAGCACGTTAGCCGCGACGGTCCCGGCCAGCGGCTTGCGTGCGAGGATGATTGGCTCCCACGCGGGCTTGAGCGCGGTCCCCCACCCGTCCCACTGCTTCGCGGCATCGGTCGCGGGGTGCCGGACGTCTCCCGCCCACTGATATGATTGCCCTGCATGGCGCGTCGGCGGCCCGACCACCTCGCGCTCCGCGCCCGCGGCTGCGTCGATCCCCTTGCTAACATCGTGCGACTTGGGAAACCCGCTGCCATACAGCCACATCAGACAGTCGCGCATCTCCCATCCGGCATCCTCGATCGCGCACGCTAGCCGGTGGTAGGTCCGCGTCCCGCCGAACGCGACTAGGTGCGCCCCGGGCTTAGCAACCCGCAGTTGGGCCGCGAAGTATTCCGGGCCGGGGACCGAGTGATCCCACCCCTTGCCCATGAACGACAGCCCATATGGCGGATCGCTCACGATGGCGTCCACGCTATCGGCCTCGAGGGTCGCGAGATGTTCGAGGCAATCCGCGTTCACGATCTCAAAATCGATCACCGCGCCACCTCCTCGCAATCCAGCGGCAGCGTCCGGACCGGGCGATACCCGGAGCGGAACCGCCCGCGGCTGTCCGCCCACGCGAGGTATACCCGATCGCCATCGATGCGCCGAATCCTGCGCAATTGTGGCCACCGATCCGAGCGCAGCACGGTCCCGAGTCGCCACCCGCTGTCAGCGATCATGGTCAGCGCCGGCCCGCGGATGGGCATGTACTCCCACAGCGGACCAGGCTCGGCCGTGGACGTCTTGATCCACTGTGTGACGCGGCCCTTGCGCCCGTGGCGGTAGGTGCGGACCGTCCCGAGCGGGGCGTGGCTACTCATCGGCCCACCCGCCTGTGACCATCCGCTCATCCGCAGCGTTCCGATAGCCGTCCAATTCCTCCAGCGCCCGCCGGATGCGCATCGCGAGCGACAGCGGCTGCCCGCGGTCGTCCTCGGTCGGCACGTCGTGGGCGTCGAGGGCCGCGTGAGCCACGTCCATTTCGGTCGCAGCTGCCTGCATCACGGACATAGCGCGCCCGATGGTCGCCGGGATGCCCGATTGCTGAGCCATGGAGGCCTCCAGCGGGCGTTCCTTGACCGAGAATGGACCCATGTGGCCCGGAGTCGCCCGCGGGCCCTGCGCGGGCTCCTGGGCCGCTTTACGGGCTTGCTGGTCCCGGAACGCCTGCGCCCATTCCTCCGGGCGGCCGGAAGCGGAGCGGGCGCGGTAGCTGGCTTCTCGCAATTTCTCGTCTTTGCTCATGACTTGCCCCCATTACCCGCACGGGCCTCGCGTATCCACCACCCCACGGGGACGTGTACGGTGCGGCTACGTGGATCGATCATCAGGCCCACTGGGTGCAGCGAGTTCGGATGATCGCCATCGAACCATGCGGCTGTGACCTGTACGTCGCCTGCGCCGTCCCGCGAATCGCACAACCACTGCACCCGCTCCGCAAGCGTGTCCCGCTGGGGGGTCGCCGCAGCGTCAAGCGCAGCATGGCACGTGTCTATCTCGGCCGCGGCCACCTGCATCACAGACATCGCGCGCGAGAAGCCCGATTGCTGGGCCCTGAAGGCCCCTTGCGGGGGTTCCTTGGTCGCGGACGGCGCGACGTACCCGCTGAACGCAGGCGGGCCCTGCGCGGGCTCCTGGGCCGCTTTACGGGCTTGCTGGTCCCGGAACGCCTGCGCCTCTATGCGCTTCTGCTGATCGCGCCACGCCTCGGCCCATTCGGCTGGCCTCCCGGACGCCGAGCGGGCGCGGTGGCTGGCTTCTCGCAATTTCTCGTCAGTTTTCGTCATTGCATCACCCGTCCTCGGCTGCTCTCAAATCCTGGCGGCTCGTCGTGGCTGTGGTCCACCTCGACCAGCGTCCCGGAGCCATTCCTGCGCAAATTATGGAGCCGCTGTCTGCAGCCCCACTTGCTCTTCTCGACCTTCAGGTTGATCTCCGTGTCCGTGTTCCCGGCCCACATCAACAGTATGATTTCGGCCATATTCTCCAAATCGCCGCATTCTTTCAGGTCGTACTTGCTCGGCTCCCGCTTCGGCTTGCCCTTCTCCGGGCGCGACAGCTGCGACAGTGCCACGAGCCCTACCCCGAGCGTCTGCGCCTGGCCCTTGATGCGGGCGGCTATCTCGCGGATCTGGTCTTTCCGCGGCGCGCTGGGCGTCTCGGACAGGATGGCCTGCAGGTAGTCCACGATGATCAACCGGGCCCCACCCGCTGCCCGCCTGCGCATGCCCGCGAGCACGTCGGACAGCGGTCTACCGACCTTGAAGTCCACGTCCACCGCGGGATTCTGCGGGGCAGCCTTGAACGCGTTCAGCGCGGCTTGATCGTCGCTGTTCTTCGCGGACATGCCGGTGAGCATCCGCAGCGAGCTGACCCCGGTCATCGCGGCGAGCCCCCGGGCGCCCCAGATGCCCTCCGGGTCCTCGCAGGAGATGATCCCCACCCGCTGCCGCCGCTCCATGCCCATCGCCATCGACAGCGCCAGCGAGCTTTTCCCGATGCCCGTGTCGGCTCCCACGATGCACATGTCGCCCACACCCATGCCCCCGAGCGCGTTCTGCAGCCCGCCGAGCCCCAGATGCAGCCGGGTGGACTCGTCGGGGTTCAGCGCAGCGTCCGCGGCTGCGAGCGCCAGCGCCCCGAGCGGACGGGATGAATCGTCCCCGATGTTTTCACGTGCAACAGCGATGGCTGCCACCCGCTCCCGGGTCGCGTCGACGCTCCCAGACTCGCAGCACACCAGGGCGCGCTGTAGCTCGATCCGCACCCGGCGCAACTGCAGCCGGTCGTGGAGCATCTGATTGGCCTTGGGCGTCCACAGGGTGTCGTCCACTCGCGGGTCCACGTACTTCCGGCCGTGGTCTTCGAGCCACAGCTTGACGCTCACCCGGTCCACCCGCTCCCCGATTTCGCGCAGAGTCAGCGCGGCCTCGATGATGTCCCGGGATGGCGGGTCGGATAGCTCGGCCGGGTCGAACCGCAGCCGTCCGAGGATCGACTCGTCAAGCAGCAGGCAGCTAGCCAGGTCGCGCTCAAGCGCTGCGGTTTCAATGGTCAACTGGATTCTCCCGTTCTTCGAGCCAACGCTCCCTGAATGATTTCTCGGTACTCGGCGCCTTGACTGGCACGTTGATCAGGTCGGTCGACCACCGCACCAGACTCTGCTCAAGGTTGAAATTGTTCCGGTCACCCTCCAGCCGGGCCGACACCCGGGCGCGGAACTCGGCAACCGACCCATCGCAGGCTTTCTGGAAGTCGGCCAGCGCCTGCCGTTCCGTCCCGCCGACCATACCCATAGCCATGTACTCCTTGAACTCGTGGCGCCCGGTCAGCTCCCGCCAGGCTTTGGCGAAACTGAGAATGGGGTCACCCGCGCCCGCGACGCACCGCACCGCATCGTCACGCACCGCACCGTCACGCAACGCATTGGGTGACCGTTCGTGACCGTTTGTGGGTAATTGGGGCCTGTCGTGACCGTTTGTCACAGAACGGGACTCTACAATCACGGATTGTGCCTCAACCATCACGTTTTGTGACATGGCAGTCAGTCGCCTCCGGGCTCGTGATTCCTTCTGTCGGAGCTTGTCGGACTTGACCGCTTCCTGCGCTTCTCGGAAGTTTGGGGCCACTAGTTGGCCCGCGTCGGTGTTGTGCTGGAACACCCCCAACTCGAGACACTTCTCGATGCCTTCCTTGGCTGCATCCACCGGGGCCCTACAGTGGGCGACGACGGCCTCCCACGGTTCCCTGTCGCCGATGTCCATCACGCCTGACAGGTCCATCTTGCGGAGCACCTGAGCCAGCACCGCCTGGCCGTTCCACCCGAGCAGATGCCAAGTCATGGTGTCCCGCACATACAGCCGGATGTAGCTCTCGTTCTGCCAGTCCATAGCTACTCCTCCGGATTCTGGTCTTCGCGCGTCACCCGGGTATGAATCTCCCCGGCCTCGCCGATGGCGGCGCGCAAGTCGCCTATGATGGCTTCGAGCGCGTACGGGGTGAACGTGACCACATTATCGGGGTTCCCAATGGGGTCTTTCTGGCAGAGGCAGATGTGCCCGCGATCACTGATATAAATCTCGGTCTCGTCCTGCCTTTCAATCTTGCAATACATCGGCGGCCTCCGTCTGCGGGCCAGCTGCGCGCCGATGCTCGTCCGCAACCTGCGCGTACACGTCGGGGCGCACCTCGCCGTGTACGAGCCGGTTGACGTAGCCCAAGCTCAGGCCGTGGGCCTCGGCCAGTTTGGATTGCGATATCTCCCCGGAGTGCCACGCCCGAACGACGTGCAGCGCGACCTCCCGGGGGACTGGGGTGTGCTCTCGTTTTTCCCTCATGTCGCGACCGTAGCCTATGGTCCTTTCCCTTGTCAACGTTGTTGGGAATCGGGCACACCGAAAAACCAACAGCGCCCGGGGAGCGCACTGACAAAGGTGCCGATGCCCCTTCGAAGCCCCTTCCGGCTCACCAGGAAGCCCCTTGCTGTCTAGTTGCGGATTCCCGCAGTGCCCCCGCGTGATATCGGCGCCCGTGCTGGCGCGCGGTTACCCCGCGTCGAGGTCCGCGTGCTCGGACGGGCATTCCGCGGGCGTGCACAGATGCGGCACCCATTCCGGGGCGTCCGGGGGCTGCCCGCCATCGGCGCCCGCGTCCGTGTCGGGGCTGCCGCGCCCGTTGTCGGGCTCTGTGCCGCCGTCCGGGGCGCTCGCGTCGGGTGGGTAGGATTCGGCGGAGCCGCCGCCGCATGCCGCGATCAATGCCATTGCCATCAGTGCTGTATGTCTCATTTGGTCTCTCCTGGTTGGTTGTTGATTGCATGCGCCCCCGCCCCCCGCGCGGGGGGTCGCGGTCAGTCGCGGACGTCCGTGGGTAGGCAGCCGGTCAGGGCCAGGAGTAGGAGGATGTGCGCCCATTTTTTGCCGCGCACGATGAGGCTTATGGCTGACTGGTCCACCCCGTACTCCGCAGCTAATTCCCGCTGGAGCACCCCGCCCGCAGCGTGCTTTTCGATGATCTCAACCACCTGGGCTTTGGTGAGTTTGGCGGAAAAGTTCGACCTTCCCGGTGTCCGGCCACCTGTACGACAGGACGTCGTTCTTCGGGTACTGCTTGATGCACACACTATCGCTCTGGTTTCCGCCCAACACGCTGATGTGCGCGCTGCTGTGAGGGTCCTCGCCCACATACAGCCCCACATGCCCCTGCGGCGGCTTCCCGCGCTTGAGCACCACCACGCAGCCCGGCCGCGGCTCCTCCAGCTCGATGCCCCACCCGAGCCAGCTGCGGGCCATCGCGGAGCCTGTGCCCTCGTGGAAGCCCTGCAGAATCGGGAGTATCCGCGGCCCGCTCCCGCCCTGCATACACCAGTTCACGAACGCGGAGCACCATGGCGTCTCGTCGCGACTCGCCCCCCACTTCCCGATCGATGTGCTCGCGAGGTATTCGAGGATGTGCGGGTTGTGCTCGTCGCCGCGGACCTCCTTCACGCCGAGTTCACCCCGGGCCACGTCGAGCCAGGGCGCAGGGTGCGCGGGTGTCGCGCTGTTCTCGACGTTCGCACGCTCGAGCATCGCTTCTTTGAGCAGGTCCACCGCGGTCTGTAGTTCCGCCCGCGATCGATCGGTTGCTAGCATCGCTTCTCGTAGCTTGTCTGTCATCGGTCTATCTCCTGGTCGACGCTTCGTGCCATCGACAATAGTAAATCGCGGAATGGTAGGGGGGTCGCTGCGCGCTCGGCATCGGGGAGCCGGGGCGGCGCGCGGTGTCCCGCGGCTCGAGCAGCTCGCCGGTCCGCGGATGAATGGAATCCCTCGTCCATCCGCATGCTGGCCTCCGATCGGCCCTTGGGCAGGCTAGGCAACTCGCACCCGTGAGCATAGAGCCATGTCGCTTTGCGTGCCCGGTGGCCAAAGTGCCCTTGTTCAACGCAGGTCGTCCATCCGCCCTCAAGGTCCGCATTGACCCACCCCCCCCACTTGGGCGGCGTTAGCAGCCCGTGCGCTCGCCACGCGTGAGACGCCTCCGGATGTTCGAGCACGCCCCCGAATCGCCTCACAGCGGCCAGGGCGGCCCGGAAACAGCCGCCATCGTCCCCGAGCTCACGCCGCACGCGAACAGACGGCCCCCCGCTCCAGTACCTACCCCACCGCTGGCACGGCGGGTGAGCTACGACCGCGTGTGGTCCCGCGTACTTCCGCGCGTCCCGCGACTCGGGCCACGCGTCCACATCCGGCAAATCCCAATAAACACCGCCTCGCTGCACATACAAGGCAGCAATCACCGCGTCCACCTGTACCTGGCCATCATCTCCGCGGCTGCCATCGCGCGCCCGCGGCTCGTCTCTTCCCCACTCGCACACAGCCGCATCCCTCGGGCCCTGTCCCGCAGCGCCCACATCCAGCGGCGCTTGTCCGGCGGGGCGTCCACGGGCGACTCGCGCCAGCACGCTAGGCGCATGCCGCGGATCCACACGCCGTAGCCGCCGTGGTCCCATCGCCTCCAGTTCATGCGCGGGTCACTCATCGCCGTCCTCCCGCAGTCGAATCGTGACCGGCCCCGAGCGCAGCGGACACCAGTCGGGCGCCGCGTTCCGGAGAACCTCCGGGATATACCGCTCGTCCGCGAGCGCACATTCACGCTCGCGGATATCACAAGCGGGGCACGTCCAGCACCCGCGCACGTCGATCAGCGTGGGGCGGGTCACCGCTTCCGCCTGTCGCCCAGCCGCACGAACACGCGCCGCGAGCCGTACGCGCTGCCCTGCTGATGCACGGGTGTGAACAGTCGCGGCATCCGAATGGGCTCCGGAATGTACGCTGCTACACGCCGGATGCGCAGCTCGCAGCCGCCCCGGCCCTCGAGCCAGTCGCTGAAGCGCGCGAGGGTGGACGCGGAGCCGTCGCGCGTACTGACAGCCGCGGGGAAGGCGATGGCGGTCATAGCGCCCCCCCCCGCTCGTACTTGCGCAGCAGCAGCCGCAATTCGCGGATTTGCGCTCTCTGCTCGGCGTCCCTGGCGGCGTCCCCGGCGGCGTCCCAGGCGTCCCAGGCGGCCCCGGCGGCCCCGGCGGCCCCGGCGGCGGCCCCGGCGGCGTCCCAGGCGGCGGCCCTGGCGGCGTCCCAGGCGGCCCCGGCGGCCCTGGCGGCCCCGGCGGCGGCCCCGGCGGCGTCCCAGGCGTCCCAGGCGGCGGCCCTGGCGGCGTCCCAGGCGGCCCTGGCGGCCCCGGCGGCCCTGGCGGCCCCGGCAGCGTTATCGGCGGCGTTACCGGCGGCGGCCGATGCGGCGCCTGCCGTTGCCTCGTCAACCACCGCGGGCAGTTCCCGCAGTAGCCGCGCCTGATTCGAAATGCCCGCCGCGTCGAGCGCATCGGCCGCCGACAGCCGCGCACGGTCCGCGCACCAGAACGCGAACGCCTCGCGCACCGCATCCGGCAGCATCGAGGGACGCAGCACCACCCACAACAGGTCCCTGTTGGACGGTTTGCGCAGCTTGAGCACATCGAGGGCGTTCCACGGCTCGTCGACGTACGGCTCGAGCAGCGCGTCGATATCCTCAGTGGGCCAACAGGGATTCCAGCCGCGGAACTGCGCGACCGTGGCGGTAGGCAGATGTGGCATCACACCCCCACCAGCTTCCTAGCCGAGACTTTCCCGCCCGTCGCAGCGCTGATCGCCTTCGCGGTCTCCGCGCTCACAGCCATTCCGCCCACGGCTTTCTCCACCGTCGTCCGCGAGATGCCCGATTCACGGACGAGATCGGCAATCGTGCCTCGTCCGCCCTTCTGTACGTATTTCTTCAGATCCATGCGAGTACCCGTAGCACGATCTGACCGCAGAATGCAAAGGCAATCTTTTTTGTGCATTTGTGTTGCGTCTGGGATTCGCCTGTGCCCATACTGTCCTCACGGAAACAACAACCCGGCCTGGGGAGGCATCATGTTCAAGTGCACAAACGATCGATACAGCAACACCGACGTACTCTATGACAGCGTGGAGGACTTCCAATCAATGTGTGAGGCGGTCCACGGGGAGCGCGCCGACCTGTACGCGGATGGCAGCATCCACTGCGACTACGCGACCGGCGAGACGGTGCTCGTGCCTGCCTACAGCTACACGATCCACAGCGCGGACGGGGACGTCATGGGCATCTATGAGGCCACCGATGAGGACGCGGCCATCCTGGCCTACGTACGGGACGCGGGATACCGCTGCGTCGCATCCGCTGCCGACGTGGACCCGAGCGTGGCGCAGCTCATGGCGGTGGCATCATGAGCATTGGCATCATACCCGCGGCTGACCGCGACCAGTGGCGACGGGACGCGGATATCATCGCGGCCACGACCGAGGCATTTGTGGAGCTGCGCCCGTGCTGGCAGTGCGGCTGCGAGCCCACGTCCATTCCGCGAGCAGGCGGCACGCAGGAGGTCGGCTGCGATTGCCATTTCGGTGCGCCCGACGAGACGACGCTATGCACCCGCGTTGCCGGGACGTCCCGCCGGGCAGCCGCGGAGATGTGGAACGCGCGGGCCGTCTACATGGAGCGGCGCAGCGTGCGCCCGCCCGTTCCGCGCCACTGCTGGCGATGTGGGGCGATGCCCGAGGTCGCGACCCATCGGCCCACCGCGTCGGTCACGTGCCACCCGTGCGAGGCACAGGGGCCCACGCTGGCCCACGGATTGGCGTTCGCGGTCGAGCGCAGGAACGTCAACGAGGCTATCCTCACCTGGAACGCGCTCGCCGATTGGGAGGTCGGGCGATGATGGTCTACAGACTTCCACGCACCCGGCGCGACGTACAGATTTCGCCCCCTCCCCGCGATGCGGCTGCCCCCTCGGCCGTGTCCGCTCCCCCAGGCAGGGGAGGGGGCGGGCCTTCGGGCCTACAACAGGCAGCGGACAGCGCTGCGGACGCGATGCTCATCGCGATCGACGCGCTCGAACAGCTCGCGGCTATGGTCGATCACGAGGACCCCGCGGTCGCGCGCATCGCCGCGGGTGTCGCGGCTGTCCACCGGCAGCAGGTGCCGCTGGTCCGGGGCATCGCGGGGCGTGCGGGTGATAGCGATGAATGAGGAAGAGCCCGAGATCGAGGGATGGTGCGAGGACTGCGACAGCCCCGAGCATTTGTGCGGCTGCGACCCCGAATGGGACCCGATGGACCCCACGATGTGATAAGCTAAACGACCCGGCGCCGCTCTGACAAACGGCCCGGGTCACGACCCAGAGGAAGAAGACAATGGGCACCGACGACAATACACCGAAGCGTGTGCGGCGACCAGCGCACATTATCGCGGCCCAGATGCTGGGCTGCTACGACGAGAACGGCGAACTGGACGAGCGACTGTTCGCCGAGCTCACGGACGAGATGGAGGACAAGGTGGGCGCCATCGGCTTCCTGGTCGCTGAGCGCGCCGGATGGGCAGCAACAGCCCGCGCAGAAGCGAAGCGGCAGCTCGAACGGGCAGCCGCGTTCGACCGCGACGGCTCGCGACTGACCGACCGCGCGCACGACTTGCTGCTCATCATGGGCGTGCGCAAGGTGACCACGGGGACCGCGACTGCGAGCCTGCGCAAGCAACCGCTGCGGACTGTGATCGTGGATGAAGCGGCCATCCCGGAAACATACCGGCGCAGCGTGGTCGTGGAGAGCATCGACAAGAAAGCTATTGCGACCGCGATTGACGCGGACGTGGATGTACCTGGGGCAACCCGCGAACGAGGCGACGATCGCCTCCAATGGAAATGAAAGAGGGACGACAATGGGACTAATGGCTACAGAAGGCGGGAGCGGCGGCGACTTCACACCGGCACCTGAGGGCACGCACATCGGGCGCTGTGTCAAAGTAATCGATTTAGGCACGCAGCCCGGGTCGCAGATGTACCCGGACCCGAAGCACAAGGTCATGGTCGCGTGGGAGCTACCGAGCGAGTTGCACGAATACAACGGTGAGCAACTGCCATTCCTCGTGACCACGCGCTACACGATGTCTCTGCACGAGAAGGCATCGCTGCGGAAGGTCCTGGAGTCGTGGCGCGGTCGCGCGTTCACCGCGGACGAGCTCGCGGGCTTCGACCTGAAGAACGTCGCGGGCAAGGCGTGTATGCTCTCGGTCATCCACACAGAGGATGGCAAGTACGCGAACGTGTCCGCGGTGACATCCATGGTCAAGGGCCTGGAAGTGCCGCCCGCGGTCAATCCCGTGGTGTACTACGAGATCGAGGACGGAGACTCGGAAGCGTTCCGCGCGTTCTCCCCGCGGCTGCAGGAGACCATCCGCAGCGCCCCGGAGTGGACTGGGCCGGATGACCCGATGCCCGCATATGACGGGGACGACCCGGGGCCGGGCGGATTCGACGACTCGGCCATCCCGTTCATGCCGCTGGACGCCCGGTTCTGATGACCGCCCGCATACACGCCGCACATCTGTGTGAGTGGGCGGGTCGGAATCACGGACCCTCGTCGATACCGATGTTGATCCAGACGCTGGAGGATCCTAGCGCCCCTGTTCGCGAAGGCGCTCTGCTGGGTTTGCGCGCCGCTGTTACTGACACGATCACGATGATGGCACTATGTGGTGGGATCCACGAACCCAGCCCGGGTGTCCGGGAGACAGCGCGAGATGTTTTAGAAGACTTCGCAGGCATTCTAAAACATCTCGCAGATGACCCGGGGGACGCTGAGTGCGACCACTCCGGGATCGGGCTACCAGACTGCGAGACGTGCGACATGTCCACGGACCGAAACCAGGACCGTAGACGGCGCGGGGAATCCCCGGTGTGCGTCGACTGCGGTGGCGAGGGGCAGCCAGTGGGGGACAGCCCATACCGGCACTGCGATGTGTGCGACATGACTTTCGGGTGGATGGTACCCGGGCCAAACACGCTCGCAGCGCGGCAGTCCCCACCCGAGCCGCTCGCCCACATCCGCACGGTAGGCGACCCGGCGATCATCGGACCGGGCGGGCGTAAGGCACCGGCAGGGGATAGCGCGTGCGTCACAGGCAACGCAACTGCCGTGGGTCGGGCACGCTGGAGCCTCCCCCTGGCCGCTGGTGTGCACATACACGTCGCACGCGCAGCCGGCAGGGCGGAGATTCTTGACCTACTGGACACCTATGCCGCTGGTATGGAAGGCGCGGCAGATGCCGACCCTCGCAGTATTAAACGCCTACGTGAGCACCTGAAAGATCTTCGATTAGGTCAATGACAAGACCACGTAAGAGTGCGTCCAGACTAGCGGCAAATCTGCTCGAGGGCGTCAACCCGCTTCTCCAGCGCTGGAATAGGATCGATCAGGGACCAGCATAGCCGCACCACGATCAGTATCAGAGCCCCACGCGCGAATTCCCGGAAGTGTGCCACGGTCACCCCTGTTGGGCACTGTCGCACGATTCCACCCCGATTGCTTACCTACCGGGGGGCGGTTTTTGTCGCTCTCGCTTGAGCCACAGCCACGCGCCGAGAATCACGACCGCTAGCGCTAGTTCGGTCATTTTTGCGGTACCCTCTCGGTCAATAGGACGACCCGGGGGCCGGGTAATGCCGTGAACATCGCCCAGCCCCCGGGCGCCCTACCCGCTACAGTGCCACCCGCGCACGCGACCTGCTAGGGCCACGCGGTGTGAAAAGTGGCACCCCCTATGCGGGTCAGTTGTCGACCG